CTATCCAAAAAAATAGATGAATTTAATTTGAACTTTCAATTTATGGAAATGCACCTTAAAGAATCGAAAATAAATAGTAGAATGGCGAATGATTTGTTAAAGCAAATAGCAAACAATAAAGGTAAAGGATATGCTTAGGGTGAAGTTTGGCGGTATTTATTTAGACGATATTGATGTAAGTGGTTTAAATGGTTTTACACGTACTTTGATTTATGAAAGTGATAGAAAGGTATTTAGATTAAAAACTGAAACTAAACTTGAATTAATTGGTAACGCCTTTACATTTGTTTACGGTGAAATAAATAAAGCAAATTGCACCAAGTTTGATTTAATTGTGGAAGATGATTGTAGTGGAAATTTTGAAAGCATTTTTAATGGTATAGTTTACTCAAGTGATATTTTTTTAGATCCTAATAAGTGTAGGGCAACGATTGAAACCATTAAAGACAATTCATATAGTGCCGTTATTGATGCTTTGCAGGACAATAATTTAAATTTATATAACCGTTATTCTCCAAATTGTAATCCTATAAATGTTAATCAATATTTAGTAAGATACTTTGATGAAATGGGTTCCTATATTTATACAAATAGAAAGTCTTATAAATGGAGCGAAGTTTTAAATTATTTAGTTAGTTATTTTTCAAATGGTAGTATTGATTTTCAAACAACTGTTACTGAGGAGATATGGGTAACCAATGGATATAATTTAAGGGCGCAAACAGGGCGTAATGATTTAGAATATTTTGAAGTTAATTTCTTTGATTTATTCGACAATTTAAGTAAACTACTCAATTTGGCTATTGTGATTGAATTTGATGCATTCAATAAGCCTATTTTAAAAGTAGTTTATAAAAGCTATTTAACCAATGGTGGATTAATTAAGACCTTAACCGATGACGATGTAAGTTTCGATTTTGCTATTTCGATTGATAAGTCACGGCAGTATAATAGTGTAATCGTTGGAAGCGATAATTATCAACTGAATGATGAATTTTATAATATTTGGAATGATGAAAACCCTATGCAAACATGGCAAAAACGAGAATTAAATACTTGTTCAAGTTGTTTAACGGAGCGTGGCAATAATCTTGATTTAGTAGTAAGCTATATAATTGATAGTGATTTAATACTTGATACTTTGGGCGGTAGCGATTCAAATGATGAAAATGTATTTTTAGTTGAGGGTATTTATTCAAGTTTGAGTGCAAAATTATATAGTATTCCTTATGCCATTATGCATTATAATAGGTTATTCATAAATGAAAATGTAATTAATAGATATTCAAATGAAATAAACTGTTACACAAAGGATAGTTTGGCAGGGGATGGCGTTTTTATTGCAAGGGGTTTAGAATCGAAAGTTGGATTATTTACGCAAGGAACTGGAATGATAGGCACAGCCATAGATTTAAATTATATTTCAAGTGGTGAATATAACTCAATTAAAGACAATGGTAGTAATGCTATTGATACATTTATTACGGGTGGTGATGCTGGTTTTACTTATGTTATTCCTACAAATGGAAATTATCAATTTCAATTTAAAGGGACTTACGGGATTATAAATTTAAATTCAATTGATGTTAGAATAAGATTAGGCATAAGAGTTTACGCAAGTGGCACTTTGCCATATGTAGGAGTAAGCAATCACATACACGAGGAGTATATTGAAAATTTGGACTATGATTATACCGATGGGCAAATACCTTTTTTTCTTTCACTTACAAAAGATTTAAATGTAGGTGATTTAGTTGTTTGTTTTGTTTATGCTGAATTAGACTACAATTTTCCAAACCCTAACGGTTTTCTTTTTGAAGTTGGCGTTAAAGATTATGAATTTAATTATATAGGATGTGCAAATGAAGATACAGTTACACAATCCTCAAATGACCTCCCGTTTTTGGCTAATTTCAGTTTTTTGCAGACACAAAACGAGTTTAACGAATTAGTCAAAACCAATAAGCGATACGGATATTTTAGATACAAAGGTTCAAGGCTTTTCATTTCCTCAATCGAAAACAACGGATGTAAATCAAATGGTATTTTCTATTGTGATAAATTACCCGAATGCACGTAATATATAATATTTAGTAATATTTATACATAGGTTTTTCATTTCATAATCGTACATATTTTTTTTCCTTAGTGCAAGTCTTATTTTATTGCATTTAAACCCTTTATCCAAAAGCCTATAATCATTTTCCAAAATGGTAAGTATTTTTAGGTATTGCAGTTCACTTGGATTTGGTGGCATAGAAATCTGACTTCTTGAATATTTGAACATTTGGCAAAATTTGCTTTTCAAGAAAAATGAAAAAAAAACCGAAGTGCGCATATTTATAATTTAATTTTGCTTTACCTAAAATTAAGTAATGAAAACAAAATTAATAAAATATTTAAAAGAATTACACAAAACTAATAAAGATAGTTTTTCGTTTCAAGTATTTGAAAATTTTAAACCCGAAAATTTAACGATACCAGAAATTTTAAATAGAATAGCGACCTATTCAAATTTAAAAGCTGAAGACTATAAAGCTATTCAAAAAGGAATTGAAAAAGTATTAATTAAAGAAATTAAAAAATAAATATATGCCAGTAGTATGTAACTCAAATTGTGTAACCTCCCCGATGGCGGAGATAATTTACGATAACTGTCCATCAAATAACATAAGGAGATTAAAACCGTTAATGGTTGGTTTTTTAGATTGTTCGGCTACACCATTTAGTGCCATGACCGACCTTACAAGTTTTGCACAATGGACTACGGCATTGGCAACGGCTAATATAGTTAGATTTGGTCAGTTGGCTACTTTTAACATTCCAACAGCGGAAACAACAAAGGCTGTTAATTCACTTTGTCAGGCATCGGAAACAGTAGTAGAGAAAATCCAAAAATTTGAGTTTAGTTCGTTTTTCATGGACAATACTACATACACCGATAGTGATTTTGTTTGTGATTTTTACAAGTCAATCCAAGGCAAAACAATGATAATGCTATCATGCGATGGCAACTGGATGCTTTATTCTAAATCATGGACTGCTGGACAAAATCCTGGTCTTGGTGGTTTGGTTGGTGATGCTAACTATGCAGTTGAGGGCAAAAACAATTTAGGTATCAACGTAGAGGTTATGACTGATACTACAAACGATTGTTTGGCGTGGATTAAACTACCAACTAACACATTTAATTTAATCGCTGGATAAGATTAAGTGGAATTTCTAAACACACATAAACACAACTTGAAGGCATCCAAAGATATAAAAATGGATGCCTTTTTTCGTAATGCAATACATTTGCAGAACCGAGAACCTTCATTAATTTTTGAGGAGCGGAGACCTTATGAAAGTTTAACAGACCACGCCTTAAAATATAGGGTAGCAAATTATAGAAATGAAACGAGCAGTCTTTTTTTAAAGGCTATTTATGACATTCAAGAGGTGTTGAATGAAAGTGAAATTTCTATTAAAAGTGAAAGCGTGCCATTAAATAAATGGGTAGTTAATTTCAACAAGTGGATTGATTTTAAAAACTATAATATTTATAGTTACTTTTTTGATTATATTTTACAGTCTAAATTAGTAGATGCAAACGGCGTTTTATTTAATTTGCCTATTATTGATGGTTTAAAATTTTATGCAAGTGAAAGCGAGTTTTTGCCACTTGAAAACAAAAAAGTAAGTGTGGATTTATTGCACTTTGATTGTACCAAAATAGAAAGCCATACCGAAAACGAGATTTTAATAAATGGTGGCAAATGGGCGTATAATGATAAGGATGGACTTAAAGAAAAGGACTTTTATTATAAGGTAGTTAAAAACGACCTTTATTTAATCGTTCCAAGTGCTGATGGTGAAAAAACAATCCCTTACTACAAATACCCTACTTTGTCAATGCCGATTGTATCGCTTGGTAAAATCCTAGCGAACAAAAAAGACTTAAAATATTTCGTATCTGAATTTTTTGGAAGCCTACAAATAGCTGACAAATACATTGGCATTGATAGCGATTTAACTGTAATAAATAGCCGTTCACACCCCATTAAATTTGTGTTCAAACAAAACTGTAATATGAGCGGTTGCGGTTATTCACCACAATTTAAGCGTTTTGGGTATTTGGGAATGAGTGGCGAATTTGAACAATGTACAAAGTGTGGAGGGACAGGCGAAATTAATGCCGATACTTCACCGTTTACCACTATTAAGATTGAGAAAAAGGAGGGCATGAATGATGACGATATTAGCGTACGTAATCCGATAGGCTTTGCATCACCTCCAGTTGACATTCTTAATTACCACAAAGAAACAGCCAACGAATTATATATGAAGTTAGCCAATAGCCTTTGCGTGAATGGTGAGCAGAATATTACAAACCAAAGTGCAGAAGCGAAAAGTTATGATTTAGGACAAAAGGTAACCCAAATAAGTAACATTTGTGAGGATTTAATAAGAATCGTTAATCAATCACTTTTTTATGTAGGTTGCATTTTGGATAATAAAAGCACCTCTGATGTGGAGGTTATTAAACCGTTCAAATGGGATGTTAAAAGCAACAACGACCTATTGAGCGAGTTATACGATGCTAAGGTAAACAATGCACCGTATTTCGTTTTGATGGGCATTATAAAGAAGTATTTAGAAAAGAAATACAAGACAAATAAGTTTAAAAACGAGATTGTTAAAACCTTAATTTCAAAGGATAAATTATTACCATACGGCATTAATGATTTAGGCGGAGCGAGGGCAGTTTTTGGTACTGATATTGAACAGACCGACATTATTAAGCATAATTTTGCCGAAATAATAGTAGAAGAAATTGCAAACGAAAAGATGCTAAATGATAGCTTAGATTTTTCGATTGAATTTGATAAAAAACTACAAGAATATTTATAAATGGTTGATGCTATTCAATTAAAACTTTTCAATGATAAATTTATTGAGAATGTAGATAAAAATTCAAAAGATTTTAATCAAAGATTGATTGAATACGTTTTAAGCAATTTGGAAGATAAGAAATTACCAAAGGGCGCATTTTTGGCTAATTTAGAAAACGAGATACAAAAGATTTTAAATAAAAGCGGTTATATTCAAAGTGCAAATGACTTTATAGGAAATGCACAAACGATAAAAACCGAAATGGCTAAAACGTATGGAGCAAATGTAAAATCATTATTTGATAAATCGGAACGGTTTAAATTCTTTTCAGAATATGCGGAAAATCAAATTACAAAAGATGGGTTAAAAAATGCAGTTATTAAAAAAATAGCCGATAAAATAAGGGTTGCAAGTTTTAGCGATTATGATATTGACAGCATTAAGGCACTTGTAAGAGGTACAAGCGATGTTTTACCGAGATATGTTAATCAAGTTAGCGTTGACACATTGAGTCAAATCCATGGAGCGTTACAAAGTGAAATACAAATTAAATACAAGCCGAGTAAGGGGCGATGGATAGGTAGCGAAATTGAAACAACACGACCATTTTGTAAACACATGAAAACGCTAACAAATCCAATTTCAAGGGAAACATTGCAGGGCGTTTTAAATAAGTATATACCAGATGGAAAACCAAAACCGTTAATAGGAAGTGGCATGATTGAAGGAACTAATATTGATAATTTCGCTATCAATCGAGGTGGCTATAATTGTGGTCATTTGTGGGTATGGATTTTGGATTAATAGAAAAATGAAAAAAAAACCTAAACCAAAACTATTCTAAATTATTTTTGATTTGTGAAATATTTAATAGATTTAAAAACTGGTGGCACTATATCTTTTGAATCATTTAAGGATGAGGAAAAGGCGTTATTATATGCCAAATCAAGGGGTTTAAGTGTTATTGAAGAGGATGGAAAAATTGAGGGAACGATTACAGTAACAAAAGAAATAGCCGAAAATATATTAAAAGAACTGAACGAAAATAAACCAAAAAAAACACGCAAAAATGGAACTAAGTAAATTTTTAACCGACTACCTAAAATTAAGTAGTGAACAAATTGCACTCATCGAAAAAGAGGACGTAAGCAATGAGGAAATAGTAAGCATATCAAAAACGATAGCCGAAAACAATTTATCACTTTACAAAAATTCAACTGAATTTAAAGAGGATTTGGCAAATAGCAAAAAACAAGGATTTGCCGAAGGTAGCCGAAAAGTAAAAAAAGCGTTTGCAAATGGTTTAAATATTGTAGTTGAAAATATAGACGATGAAGATCCTTTAAATATAGTTTCTAAGGTAAAAGAATTAATAACCGTTGCACCAAATGTAAAGGATATTGAGAATAAACTATTTGAAGCCAATAACAAGATTGAGGAATTGAATAAAATCATTCCTACAAAGGAAATTGAGATTAAGGCGCAGTTTCAAGACAAATATAATAAGCTAATTATTGGCAAAAAAAGAGCCGAGATATTAAGCGGAAAATCCACGATTATACCGACCAAGTCTATTGAACTTATTTTGACAGGGAAGGAAGCGACAGGCGATGTAAAGTTTGTGGTAGGTGAAAATGAAGAAATAGAAGTACACAACCAAAGTGGAAGGATTTTAAATGAAAAGCAAAACGGTTTTATTTCATTTGAGGATTATATTTCAAACGAGGTAACACCATTTATAAGCAATAACAATGGGACACCAAATGGAGTGCCAAATGGAGTGCAAGCACCCCAAAATAATGAGCCTAAATTTTCAGATGCTTATATTGCAGAATTAAAGCGATATGAAGAAATGGGAATTAAAATTTAGTCTTTTCGGACTATAAATAGAAAATCGTGGCAACGTATGCACCAAGATTTTTTTTAAACATTATAAAAATAAAATTATGCCAAGTGTAATAGGTTTACCTTACAACAACTGTCCATGCTTATACGTTAAGGGTGCGATAGATTTAATGAACCCCGAAGATAAGGGTATTTATTCCGAAACTAACGCTGGAATTACGCAGTTTTTAAAGTCCGCTGCCAATACAAAAGGATTTAAGCAAGTAGATTTAAAGGGAAAATTAGCGAATCCTTTGGAAAAAGGAGCAGTTTATGCTGAGTACTACCCTCAAGATTGTACGCCAATTACAGACCCTGCACTAGCTTATTGTACATTACCTACAAGCTCAAATGCACACGTAGGCAAAAAAACCGTAAAACACTACACCGACATTAGGGTAACTTGGAGTTTTAAAATCAACAATGAAAGCACACGTGATAAATGTTTTGGTTATGAGGAAATTCAAAAGGATTTAATCCAAGCGAATAAAGGGAGAGTTTTGAAAGATATTGAAACGAAAGTACAGGCATCAATCGAAAGCACTATCGGAGGTTACAAAAACCAAATTTCACCGATAACAAGTTGTACCAATCCGTTACTTTTAAACGTGATTAACGATAAAACGAATATGCTTAATCCAAGTGTTTTCGGACAGATGAAAATGCAATTTGCAAAGAAAAAAGTAAACAGACCGATTCATTATTTTGCAGATGAAAGCTCATTTTTGACAATGGCATTGGCTAATCAACCTCAAGCGAGTTTTAACAGTTTTGGTGGTTACGATTTAAGCAAGGTTAATCCATTATTTAGCGTATCTGATGATTTAAGCGCAAATTTAAGTACGTGTGCCGTTGGTGATAAGATTTTGGCATTGCCTGAATATACTTATCAGTTGATTCAATGGAATGCTTTTGTAGGCGAGTATGAAGTGCCTTTTAATCAAAGAGGATTCTTTGAAAAAACAACTATGGATTTATGGGGCATCAAATGGGATGTTTTTATGAACCGTAGTGTTTGCGATGACGTATTTGTTTTTGAAGCTAATTTAGGCGTTATTTCAACTATTCCAAGTGATATGGCTTGTAATGACCAAAATGCTTTATTATTTTTGGCTGGTTGCGGCGAAAACGATTGTGCTACTAACGTAGATTGTCAAGAAGCCTAAAATAAAGATAATATATTTTTTTACAAAGGTGGTAGGGTAAAATTTACCACCTTTTTTTTAAAACTTTAAATATGAAAAAAATAGTATTATTAATTTTTTTGCTTATTAATTTAAGTGGATTTGCTCAAAGTTACTATTGCACCAAAAATATAACGCTTACCGATTGTAAGGTGAATTTTATAAACAATGTGCCGAGTAAATGGGCGCAATTAGATGCTACTTTAATGACATGGAGCATTGACCAAGTTGGTAGCTATATAATAAAAGATGGAGTTACACAGGTAACTATAAAAAACGATGGTTGTTTAATTTCTCCAACTTTTGCAAATTTAGATGATAGCTTAATAGCATGGCAAAGTAGATGTTTATCGAGTGGAGGAGCAACAATACCCATCCCATTATTAGTTGATAATATAGGTATTGATACTGTTCGGGTTTTAGATAGTGTACGTGTTTGGTTTGAGCAAGGATTAGACACTTCAAATCAAGGCATTTTAAACGGCATTTTTGGCATTTTAAGGGATAGCTTGGATAAGAATGTATTTATAAATAATGATAGTTTGCGAGTGTATTTTAATCAAATAAGCGATACGGCAAACAATGCCATTTTAAACGCTATTTATAATACTTTGGTCGATAGCTTGGATAAACAGCTATATGTGCTTAATCCTTACATAGATAGTGCAATAGTTAGGCGTATGGACACGATAATAGATAGGCTTACTACCACCGAAAAATTGGACACATTGAAAGGTTTGGTTTATACAGCAATTGCAAAAGTTAGAACAAATCGTGATACTTTATTTAACTGCAAGTCCTTATCATTTGGTAGAAAAAGCGGTGCAAGTGGTACGCTTGTATTGACTTATGAAAATGGAGAAAGTGAAAGTTATGATGTAGCAAACGATGATTTGCCTACATGGGTAAATGGTGAATTTATAAGCTACATAGATTACAATGCGACTGGAGCAGTTGGATTGATTGTTAATACTTTGGGTTGCTCACAAACCGATACAGAAATTTGCGCAAAAGTAAAGCCTATTTTTGATTGTGAATTAGTTGTACCGATAACTTGTAATGGTTGGCAGTCGGCGAGTGGCGTATGGCAAACAATTAGTGGATGCTGGAATACTGGACAATAAAATTTAAAATAATTATATGAAAAATTTGATATTATGTTTTTTGGTTTTTATAACCTCAATTTCAAAAGGGCAAAGCGTTGACCCCGAAACATTTCCAACGGTTGTTGGTGCAATTAGTAGTAAAAACTTATATACCAACACAGGTGGAGAGGGTAAAATAAGTATTAAAACGTTAATGGATAGCGTTAAGATATTAGATACAGCAACCATAACGTATGCAGACTTTTATACAGCAATTACAGGTGGTAATTTAGTTGTAGGTAAAACGTATATCATAATGGATTTTCAAACTGTTTACGACCAAATGGACTTCGATGCTGGTGGCTCTTTGAAACCTACATTGGTAACAAAAACAGGAGCAACAGAACAGATTTGGGTACTTGCATTAGCACCAAATCAGATAGCAAGTCAAGCGTATTCAGCAACCTATCCAAATGATAAGATACAATACGATTGGACTTACAATACAACGCTTGTAAATGGTTCGCCAGCAAAAGGTAGAATTTCAGAACGTATAGATGAGAACAACAACAGAACAGATTACGACCATAGAGAAATAAAATTTATAAGATATGATGATGGTGCAGGAAATTTTACTGTTATAAATGACAATGGAAATGCAAGTGGAGAATTTCTAACTTTTGTACAAAATTTCACTGGTGGAACTGTAAAAGATAATTGGTTAGGAGATTTTTATTCAGTTGGTGCATTAGTTGGACAAGAATATGCAAATAATGTATTTAGTGGAGGGTTTGTTTTGTCTAATACTTCATCTGCCTTATTTTACAACAACACATTTAGTGGCGATGTTACCAACAACACATTTAGCGGGCAAGTAAACAACAACACATTTAGTGGATATGTATACGGCAACACATTTAGTGGCGATGTTACCAACAACACATTTAGTGGGCAAGTAAACTATAACACATTTAGTGGAGATGTATACTCTAACACATTTAGTGGAGATGTATACGACAACACATTTAGTGGGCGAGTAAACAACAACACATTTACATACACAGGAAATTTACAATATGTTACAATAACAGATAACTTACAAAGTAAAACAATAGACGACGTAACATATCCAATGTTGTTTAATACAAATTACAAAAAAGAAATATTACAAGCATCAAATGTAGATAACTACATACGTTATTTTGATGGAACAAATGATATAAACACTTTAATACCTTAAATATGAAAAAATACATTTTAATATCAATTTTAACGACATTTTCCATTATGGAAACAATGGCACAATTTCCTCCTACAAAAGAGCAATTAGCTAATATCAAAAAGATTGAGGAGCTTCAAAAGTCTAATAAAAAAGGCAAAAATAAAGGCGAAATTATTAAACTTTTGAACGCAAATCAAAAAGTAAATAAAGAGATTGCAATAGAAAGAGCAAAACAAAATAAACAATAATATATAAGAAAGTTGGTCTTTTCATTTTTGGTGGTTTTTTCCTCGATTGCTTTCGGGCAGTCGGGGTTTAATCCTCCGAAAACAAAAATAAACGAGCCTTTAAAGGTCGAAAATATTGGCATAAACGATAACAGATGTAAATTCAATTGAAATAATAAATGCTATTACTGATATAGATAGTACAATTGAAAGCCTTTTAGATTCAAAAAAAAATTATGAATCTGACTTGAAAATAATTTTAGAACTTGAAAAACTAATAAATGAAAAAAGTAATAGAAAAAAATAAAACCTTACTAATTTTAAACTGTTTATTTGCAGTTTTGGTAGTGGCACAGGAAACGCATTTAATAGATGTTTTTCCTATTGAGGAGCAATGGAAAACGCCTATAAAGGCACTCATTTTATTTTCAATCGCTGGATTTAATGCAGTGAAATTAACGCTTCAAAACCTTAGCGATAAGTGAAGATGGAGCGAATAGAAACATATTTAGGACAAAACCCAATTTTAGCCTTGATGAGCGGATTTACTTCCATATTTTCATCAATTACAGACGTAATAAACCCATTAATCAATACATTTATAGGTATTGGCAGCTTAGTAGTAATTATCCTCACTATTGAGGCAAAAATAAAAGAAAGAAAAAATGAAAAAGGCAAAAAGTAAAATTGAGTTCGAGGAACTTTTAAAAGATTTGTTTGAAAAATTAAAAGAAAAATCAGTAGATTTAATTGAGGATATTGATTTTGACAAAGTTTGGGATTTAGAAAAAAGAATTGACAAATGCCGAGTTAGAAGGGCAAAAAGAAAAGATAAATGAATAAAATAAACGAAGCTGGCATTAATCTTTTACATGACTTTGAAAAGCTAAGATTTAGGGCGTATGATGATGCACAACCAAATGTAGTATTAACCGAAAAAACGGTAATTAAAGGGCATTTAACGATAGGATGGGGACAAACTGGCAAATGGATTAAATGGGATAGTCAAATAGATAAAATCAAAGCAGACGAGCTTTTTTTGGAATCTTTGGAATATGCAGAAAGTATAGTTAAAAAATTAATCAAAGTCCCATTGAATGATAACCAATATAGCGCACTTGTATCATTTGCCTATAATAGCGGTGGAGGTTATATTTCAAAAAGATACAACAAATGGACACCTTATGAATTGTGGAGGTTTGTAAACGAGAAAAAAGACGGTTTAAAAGCCAAATGGATGAGTACGGCAGTAACAAGCAAGGGTAAGCCTTTAGCGGGTCTTGTGAATCGCAGAAATGCAGAATATAATTTGTTTATAAGCGCATAAAAAAAGGGTGGCGAAAGATCATAAACACCACCCTAAATTAACTAACTATATAACAACTTAACAAAGTTACTAAACTTTATAAATAAAAAAAATAAAATCAAAAAAAAATATGCATTACGATGAATTAAAAATAAAAGCATTGCAATGTATTGGAAATGAAAAACAAGTCTTTGTGCATGGGTTTAAAGTTTTAGATAATCGAAAATTCATTGAAAGCCATATAGCTACACTTGATGCACACCGTGGAAATAAAAACTTTATGTCATTTTATTTTCGTTTATTGAGTTTTGTAAACGATTGCAAATAAAACAATTAGACATTTAAATAAATCACATACATTCATTACGTTTGTTAAATTAACATTAAAAATACTATTTTATTGGATATTTATTTGCATAATCGCAAAGTTAGATATATATTTGCATTACAATAGTTCTTTGATGATAGGGAAACGAAGCGGTAAGTTTGGAAGACAAGAGGCGGATTGGTGCTTGGCGAAGTTGCCGAACACAAAACTTCATTAGGATTACAAATTTTTAAATTAAAATAAAATGTCAATAGAAGCACAAAACGGCAATTTTGCCAAACCGATGTTAGTTGCCGTTGTTGATAGGCAAGTGAGGCAACTTTCAGATATGCAACTTGAATTGATACAACAAGAAGCAATTAGTATTGAAGATTATAACGAGATTTCAGAATTAATTGGAAACCTAAAAGAGTATATGATTAACTGTCGTTCTTACAATGGCAACTAACGGTGTAGCTTGTAGCTGTATGCCACCGCAATCGTGAATAAAAGTAGGGAGTTTCTGCATATAGCTACAAGCGTATGTTAGGGCAAGTACGGATTATTAAAAATAAATTAACTTATAAAAACAAAACAAAATGGGAAGAGAAGTAAGAAGAGTAACAGCAACTTGGGAACATCCAAAAGATGAAAATGGTAATTATAAACCATTATTAGGCTATAGTTTTTCCAAACAATTAAAGGATTGGAAAGAAGAGTTTGAACAATGGAATAAAGGTTTTAGAAAAAACTGGTATGACGAAAATCCGTGGAAACCAAAAGAAAAGGATGAGTTAGAAATGACTTTTGAAGAGTGGTCTGGTTCTGAACCGCTAATAGAGGATTATATGCCTGATTGGAAAGAGGAAGAAAAAACCCATATTCAAATGTACGAAGACACAAGTGAAGGAACGCCAATTAGTCCTGTATTTGATAATGCAGAAGATTTAGCAAGATGGTTAGCTGATAATAACGCAAGTTCATTTGGAAGTAGTACAGCTACATACGAACAATGGCTGCATACTATTAATTTAGGTTTTGCTCCAAGTATGATTATGGACAATAGCCCTAACGTAACACGGCTATATGCAGTGCCGAAAAATTTACACCAATACTAATAAAAATAACAAACCAATGGAAAGTGAAATACTTAAATATGAAACGCAAGACAAGGCATTGCATATAGCCGATGTTAGCGGTAGTGCTTTATTTCAAGGCGATTGCTTGGATATTATGCCTTTGATACCTGATAATAGTATTGATATGGTGCTTTGCGATTTGCCTTATGAGGTAACGCAAAATAAAGATGATATAATGATTGACCCTGAAAAATTATGGGAACAATATTGGCGAATTGTAAAACCAAACGCTCCGATTGTTTTATTTGGGCAGGACAAGTTTACTGCATTAATGATGCTTAGTGATAAAAACCATAAATACAATTTGATTTGGGACAAAGTGCTTACAAGTGGATTTTTAAACGCAAACAGGATGCCTTTACGAAGCCACGAGGATATAATGGTATTTTATAGAAAACAGCCGATTTACAACCCACAAAAAGTAAAAGGAAAACCAAACCACAGTAAAGGGAAGCCAAAACAAACTGCCAATAATAACTATGGTGCGTTTGATTTTGTGGATAATAAAGAAATACTTGGTGATATGAAACACCCTAAAAGTATATTGACTTTTGAAAAAATACATCCAAGTATTGCAAAGCATAGAACAGAAAAGCCAATAGGTTTATTAAAGTGGTTGATTAGTACATTTACTAACGAAGGAATGAATGTGATGGATAACACTATGGGAAGCGGAACTACTTGCTTGGCTGCAAAAGAACTTAACCGTAAATTTATCGGGATTGAAAAAGAACCTAAATATTATGAGATTGCTTGTCAGCGATGCGGTTTTTAGCATTACCGCTAACGTTTTCGGGCTTTGCGTTCGTTGGGGATTTCCAGCACTAAAGCTCATTTGAAAAACAAAATTTGATGATATGACAGAACTTGATTTAAAATACCACAGCCCCAATGACGCAAAACCCGTGTTATCGGCTGCTGCGGTTAAGTTATCGAAAACCAAAATTCGAGAAATTGTATTTAATAAATATGATAAAAAATGTGCTTATTGTGGAACTGATTTGGCAAAGGGTTGGAATGTTGACCATATTAAACCACAAGTATTTGGAGGTACAAACGATTTAGAAAACCTTAACCCAAGTTGCAAAGAATGCAATAACTATAAATGCCATACTAATTTGGAAGAATATAGAAAGCAGCTTCATAAAATGCTAAATGAAAAATTAGAATATTTATTTAAAAGCAAAACAAAGATGCAAGTCGCTATAAATATGGGCTCAATTCAACATACTTTATGGGATGGCAAATTTTATTTTGAACGCTAAATAATAAAAACATGAAATCAGATGTATTAATACAAATAGAAGAACAAGTTACTCTTGGTAATATTATATCACATAAGCATAAAACTCTACCTCTAACAATTTATAATTATTCTCGTACTTGTCAGTATGATAAGAAATGGAATGAATTTACTTTGAAATGTCGTTCTCTTGTATTAGATGATGCAGGAAATATTATTGCTAATCCTCTGCCTAAATTTTTTAATTTAGAAGAGCATATTGTAGATGGTATTTACAATTTTGATATTACTCAACCTTATGAAGTATTTGAGAAAATGGATGGCTCTTACATTCAATTGTATTTTTATGAAAAAGAATGGATAATAAATTCTAAAGGCTCATTTTATTCCGACCATGTTTTAATTGCTAAAGAAATATTAAATACAAAATATAAGGATATTCTAGAAAAATTAGATAAAAATTATACATACATTTTTGAATTAATTTCTAGAGAGAAGAGGATTGTTTTAGATTATGGCGATATTGAAGATTTATTTTTATTGGCTGTCCGTGAAACCTCTACAGGAATAGAATTAAATATATCTGATTTTAAAGACTATTTCAATTTAACTCCTTCACATAAAAAATTATCTTTCGAAGAATTAAAGTCTCTTAATTTAAAAAATAAAGAAGGCTATGTCTTGAAATTTGAAAATAATTTTAGGTTAAAAATTAAGTTTTCTGATTATATAGAATTGCATAAAATTATAACAAATATTTCTAGTTATGATATTTGGGAATACTTAAAAGAAGGAAAAAATATTTCAGTTTTATTAGAAAATACCCCAGATGAATTTGATAATTGGGTACATACAAAAATTGCCAATCTTAAATTAGAATATAACAAGATTGATTTACATTCAAGAAAATTATTTGTAGAATTAGGTAATAAATTAAGAATTAAAGAAGATTATTCTAAGAAAGTCTTTGCAATGCTCTTATTAGATATGCCCGAATTGTCTTCTTATTATAAATCAATACTTTTTAATATGTTCGATAAGAAAGATTACTCATATATTATTTGGAAGGTTATTAAGCCTGATTATGAGAAACCATTTAGTGAAATTTAATTTAAAAGATAATACATTGATTTATAACAAATTACAAACTTGTTTTATCTATTATAATATATTATATTTGTATTATAAAAAATAAATTTAAAGAATATAAAACACAAGCGGTTTGGGATAAGGAAATTATTGGAATGGGTTATTGGTTTAGGGGGCAACACGAAATATTAATAGTTGCCACAAAAGGTAAATTTTCACCGCCTGAACAACCATTGAGAATAAGTAGTGTAATCAGAGAAAAACGAACAAAGCATAGCAAGAAACCAATTTATGTACGAGATATGATTGAAAAATGGTTTCCAAATGCTGAAAGATTAGAAATGTTTGCCCGAGCAAGCGGTGAAAATTGGGATGTTTGGGGAAATGAAGTCGTTAGTACGGTAGTTCTTTAAAATGGCTACTAACGTTTTGGGGCTTGGCGAAGGTGGGGAAAAGAAAGCACCAAAGCCGATTATAATTACAAAACTTAAAATTTATAACAATATGTCAAACGAAAAACAAAACCCCGCATCTTGCCAAACTGCTGTTAGCGGCAGTTTTTCTTCGGAATGTAATCAAAATTTCAAAACACCAACTCACTCATTTAAAGATGGTAAATATTATCGTGATGAAAATTATTTTGGTGATGTCATTTATTCCGATGAAAAAATGATACAAGTTGAATGTAAAAATGGAAACAAGTATATGGAAGGTCAAATAATTACAATGAAGTTAGTCGGCTCTTAAAATTGCCGCTAACGTATGGTGCTATACTTAGTGCCGATTTATGAAAACGAATGTTAATTATTAAAAACAAAAAGATGTTAAAAAACGAAATAAACGAAAACGAGGCATTGAGTATAGCACGTGTTAGTGGCTGGGCGGATTTTTTAACGATAAATTTAATTAGATGGAATTAAACAAAATATATCACGATGATTGGACGAATAACCAACTGCCTGATAAATCGGTGCAGTTGATTATTGCAGACCCACCATATTTTGAAGTAAAAGGCGAATTTGATTTTATATGGAAATCATTTGAAGATTATTTAAAAGATGTTGAAAAATGGGCTATTGAATGTAAAAGATTACTTGCTGATAATGGAACGCTTTTTTGGTATGGAAACTCAAAGAAGATAGCATACAGCCAAATAATAATTGACAAGTATTTTAACTTGGAAAATTCTTTGGTGTGGCGAAAAAAGGATAGCATACAATATCAATATTATAGCCCTGATTTAGCAAGAACTTTTAACACACACAACGAAAGGTTGTTGATGTATTCCGCTAAAGTATTTGATAAAGGAAATCCATTTGCCGAATATCTAAATTACAAATTGAAATTTTACAGCATAAAAATAAGGGAAGTGCAAGAATTATTCCCAAGCCGAACAGGTGGTTTAACTGGATGCGTTTCTAATTGGCTGAATGGAGATAATGTAATGACGGAGGAACAATATACAACAGTTCAAAATAAGTGGGGTAAACATATTTTTGATAAGGAATACAAAACACTTATTGAAGAATACGAAAAGGCACGAAGATATTTTTACAACCCCAATAAGTATGAGGAAGTATTAGAGTTTTCGCAGGAAGGACACAAAACAGGTAAATATGCACACGACACTTGTAAGCCCGAAACGCTTACAAGATCATTAATTTTGACTTGTAGCCGTCCAAATGATTTGGTAGTAGTGCCGTTTGCTGGTAGTGGCACAGAGTGTGCAATGGCAATAAAAGAAGGTCGTCAAGCAATAGGATTTGATATTGAAGAAAAATATGTTAAAATGGGTAACAAACGAACTGACAATATCAAGGCTCAACCGTCATTGTTTGCAGTATCGTAGCCATTACGCATAACGTTATCTCGCTTTGTGATGTTGCAAAGTTCGGAAACGAGTATTTTAGGCTACTAATAAACGTGATGCGAACCGTAAACGTCAATTTACCACATAATTTGCAATAGCACAAAACGAGTGTTAGTAGCTGTTTACAGATTATTTTACATTTATTTTTAAAATATTTGTAATTTTATTAGGTTATACAAAAATAAGTTGTATATTTGTATCAGCAATAAAGCGAAACACTAAAACAAAATATTATGACAACTCAAGACTACAACAACAAAGCAAACGAATTAAACGCAAAATTTCCAAACTTAAAAGCAGAAGTAGTTAAAAATTGGAACGGTACCCAATTAGAAATAAAAGTTTGCAACTCTGACAAAGCAAAAACATTAAGAGAAATGTATAGAAACTTTAACTTCACTTTCTAATATGAAAGTGGAGTTTACAGCAGTTACTCGATTAGATGAAAAAATAACGAGTAACTGTATTATTCAAAAGGTAATAAATAACGAAATGATTATTTATCTTGGAATAAATGGGCATTGGAAATTAATAAAAAATGAAACTTTAGAAATTAAGTTATGCAAAGACAAAATATAATAGTATTCATTCAAGGCGAAAGAATAGAAACATACGGGAACTTAAAAAAGTGCTGCGAATGCGAAGGCTTAAAATATCACACATTAGCACGTTTAAAATTCCCTATTCGGATAAACGATGTCGTTATACACAAAACGCTCTTTAAATAGCTACTAACGGATTGCAGATTTGCGAAGCCCAATTTTTGTCGGGCTTGTTTGTTGGGAAAATTGGGTTTTGCAAATGTGTTGTTAGCAGTAGTGCCTTTCTCGAATTAAAATAAAACTTCTGGGCGGAGTTATAAAACCCACATAAATAAAATGAATAATTTAAAAACAGAACCAATGGTGAAGCACAGTAACCAAGTTCACACAACAACAGATTACTTTCTTTTCAAGCCGATTGAAGGTAACAGAAACAAGAACCTATTACACATTAATAGGCTAAAAAAATCAATGGCAGAAACTTATTTATTTACTGTAATTATTGTAAATGAAAAGTATGAGATTATTGATGGGCAACATAGATTTGATGTAATACAAGAATTGAATTTGCCATTGAATTATATTGTTTGCAATGGATACGGATTAAACGAAGTTCATATTTTAAATCAAAACTCTAAAACGTGGACTTCTGATGACTATTTAGATGGGTATTGCAAATTAGGTTATAAAGACTATTTGAAATATAAAGAGTTTAAAGAACTTTATGGTATTGGTCATTATGAATGTATGTGGCTTCTTAATGGTTCGCAATTATCAAATCCTACACAAGTATTTTTTACTGGGGATTTTAAGATTAAAAACTACAATGAAGCGTGCAAAATCATTGAAAAAATTATGCTTGTTGAGCCTTATTATGAGGAATGGAAACGTAGGTCTTTTATTTTAGCAATGTTGCAACTGTTTAAAAATCCAAATTTTGAACTTACTGAATTTTTGCAAAAGTTAAAACTTCAACCTACTGCATTATCTAACTGCTCAACTACCAATCAATATGTTTCTTTGATTGAGGAAATTTACAACTATCGCAGGCGTGAAAAGGTTAATCTTAGATACTAAAATTATAATGGTATGTCAGTCGGCTTGTGGGTCGGCTGGCATTACTGCTAACGTTCCCGTGCTTGGTGCAGTGCGGGCTAAAAATGCACCAATTTTCGATTAATAACAAAACATAACAAATATGCCTGAACTTAAAATTAATGACCAAAACCCGCATTGCTCCAAACACGTGTTAGGCGATTGTGCTTTATTTAATTGGGATTGTCTTGAGATAATGAAGTCTATTCCCGACGGAAGCATAGATGCCGTGATTACAGACCCTCCATACGGAACAACGGCTTGTAAATGGGATAGTATAATTCCTTTTGATTTAATGTGGGAACAACTTAATAGGGTTATAAAACCAAACGGTGCAATTGTTTTATTTGGTGCTGAACCGTTTTCAAGTTCTTTAAGGTTGTCAAATATTAAAAACTATAAATACGATTGGATATGGATAAAAAATAGACCAACTGGAACAATGTTAGCAAAAAGGCAACCAATGAGAAATATCGAAAATATTATCGTTTTTTATAAAAATCAATGCTTGTATAATCGTGAAATGATAAAACGAACACCCAAAGAATTTAAAGACTGTTATCGTAAAAATAATTCTGTAAGTAGAAATAAGGAACAAATGGGATTTACTGAAAACCCTTTAATAAGACAAAGTAAAGAAAGGCAAATGTTTAAACCTCCAGTTCAAACTTTAAATTTTAAATTAGATTTTAAAAGAAATGGAAACAGTCATCCAACGCAAAAGCCTGTTTTACTAATGGAATATTTAATAAAAACCTACACCAACGAAAACGAAACAGTTTTAGACTTTACGATGGGGAGCGGAACAACTGGAGTAGCTTGTTTAAACCTAAATAGAAAATTTATAGGGATTGAAAAAGATACTAAATATTATCAAAGCGCAAAGCAAAGAATTGAAAATCAAATCAAGTTACGCTCTGAACAATTTTCTTTCGATGCAGTTTCGTAGCATATCGCCTAACTTATTTATATACGCCAAAACCGCACCACCACAAATGATTAGTTATCAAATAAATATAATTCCTAAATGGCTTATCAAAAATGCGCCTAATTATTTTGTGGATAATAAAAATTAAAAAAGAAAATTGTCCTTTTTGAAATAAAAGTATTATTTTTATATTCAAAAAAATATGAAAAATCAACTTGAATATACTCTACAAAAACAAATATGTATATGGATAAATCTACAATATCCTAATTTATTGTATGATACTGACACTATTGCATCTGTAAGATTAACAATACCACAACAAATAAGAAATAAAGCGGTACAAAAGGAAGGCTTTAAGCGATGTGATCTAATGATTTATAAACCACAAATTATTAATGACACAATGGTTAAGGCAGGCTTATTAATTGAACTGAAAATTGAAAAGCCATATAAAAAAGATGGGACTTTGAAAAAAAACGAACATTTAGAGGCGCAACAAAAAACAATAAATGATTTAAATAAGTTGGGCTATCAAGCGCAATTTTGTTGGACTTTTGAGCAAGCTATATCAATAATTAATGAATATTTAAAAGTAAAAAAATAATAAAAATACTGCAATGTTAATAAATCGTTAAATCATAAATAAAATTATGCAATATTGCAAATTGTTAATATCTTTGTTTTACTAAATAACTAACTATGAAAACAACAAACAGTTCACTATTACTGCCACACAACTTAATTTTATATGCTAAAGCGAAGGCATATGAAATTACAAAAGAAATTGAAAGCATTGAATTTATTATTCAAAACACAAAAGAAGAAAAATTGTTTTGTGAAAAATACACAAGGAATTTTCAGGCGCAATTGGAATACTTGCGTATTATTTGGAATTATGAAAAAATGAAAAGATGTTTGATAAAATCGAAGCTTAACCTTGAATGCATTTCACATAAACCAATAAATCTAAACTAATATGTATAAGCACATGAGCGACCACAGGAAACAATACGGACTACCACCTAACAACAGAGGTAATAAAAAATTCACGATTATGATTTTGTTTATAATTGGCTTACTGATAATTAAAAACTTATTGCAATGACTGATGAATTAAAACAAATACACATAAGCGATTTTTATTGGTTCGCACCATCTGAATCAATAATTACATTTGCGCCAAAAGATGAATACAAAAGTATTTTACCTATACATAGAGCAACAACACGAGAGGGTGGAGAGCATTTGTGTAAAAAATCTATATGGAATAACCAAAAAAGTCTAAAACTAAATATAAAATATAGGTTTCTAATTAAAGGAAATTTTATTCAAGAAGAATCACTAATTTATTAAATAATTAAAAACAAAACAATGGCAACAGAGAAAAGCTACCCGAAAGGGTTAATGGGATTTCACAAACATGAGAAAGCACCCGAATTTGTACTAGGTACATTAATAATCGACCCAAACAAGTTTTTTGAATGGATGGGCGAAAACAAGGACAAGCTAACAGACTACAAGGACACGAAGCAATTGAAACTACAAATTTTAACGAATGAAAAGGGATTATCATTTGTAGTTGATGACTGGAAACCAAACGCAACAGCAAAACAAACAGAAACAAAAAAACCATTATTTTAAAACCTAAAAATAACAACTATGAAAAAAATGGAAATATACAACAGACTTAAATCTCCACCAAAACACGCACTAAAAAAGATAGGTTCTGGTTCACGTATTGCAGGGTTTACAAATATCTCTCCTATGTGGCGGATTGAGGCAATGACAGAAGAATTTGGAGTTTGTGGAATTGGTTGGAGATTTAACGATGTTGTTTATACTTTTGAAAAAGGTGGAGGGAATGAAATTGTTTGCTTTTGCGATTTATCTATTTCCGTAAAAATAGATAATGAGTGGAGTGATAAAATACCAGGCGTTGGAGGTTCTAAGTTTGTTGCAGACCAAAAAAATGGACAGTTTACTTCCGATGAATGCAAAAAAATGGCGTTTACCGATGCTATGGGCGCAGCCATGAAATTGCTAGGAGTTGGAGCAGATATATACATGGGAGGGAAAAGCGGAGAAGAAAAGCAGAAATACGAAACTGATTCAGATGTAAACAATGACAAGGAAAATATTTTAAAATACAAATCTTGGATTGATTCAATCGAGAACATACAAGACAACAAAACCTTAGAGTTGTTTTATAAAAAGAATGAGGAAGTAATATTGCAAGACGCTTTTTTACACAAGTTAATCGCCAATAGAAAAAACGTTCTAGAGTATGGTAGCACTATTTGATTTAGATAGTTTGGTTTACGATTCTTTGTATCGAGTGGCATCTATTGCTCAAATGAAAGAGTTTATTGAAGAATATGGCAAGAAAAGGGCAAGAAATGCAGTTGTCCAGATGGCATATAATAGGCTTGACCAAATGATTGTAAAGATATTATCAGAGATAGAAAATTGTTCTACAGAAATATCAACCATTGAATATTACTTAACTTATAACTTGTCTCCTAAGAGAAACGAGATAGAACCTACCTACAAAAAAAATAGGAAAAAAAACAAGTGGGCATCGCTATTAAGGAACTATCTAATTCAAGATGCTAGTTATGATATTTTCTATAATTTTGAGTGGGAGGCGGACGATTTAATTTTTGATAGAGCAAGGAAGTTGAAGGCAGAAAATATTGACTATGTAGTTATTTCTAAAGACAAAGATTTAAAGCAGATAGGAGGTCTTTTTTTTGATTACTACAAACAAGATACAGGAGAATTAGACGACTATTTTAAGAAGATTAAAAAGTATAGGGGATTATCTTTTATAACAGAAATAGAAGCCAATAAATTAGTGTATTTGCAGATTTTAAAAGGGGATTCCGTAGATAACATTAAGGGATTAAAAGGTATTGGAGAGCAAAAAGCGCAAAAGATACTAAGTAGCAAAAATACTGAATTTGGATTTAGGCGCTCAGCATTTGCGAAATATAAAGAATTTTATGGAGCAGATGCTAAAAAAGAATATCGAAAAACAGAATTTTTAGTTAGGCTCGGTATAAGGAAATAATTAATTAAAAAAAGGATGCAAGTTAAATAAAAAATGTTATATTTGCATTAGGGATTAAGACACCATAAAAAAGAGAAAATGAAAAAAGATTATTTAAAATTTTGCCCGTACATTAATCGAAGGTTACTCTTACCTTGTCTTAACGATTTTTGTACGGGCATTCATATTTTAAATTATTTCTATGCCCTATAATATTTACTCTTATTTCAATAGCCATGTGGAGGGCGAAATATTTAAACTTATTCCAAAAAAGGAGTATAAAGAGGTGTTGGATATAATATCCACCGATTACCCAAAGGATTCAAATAAAGAGATAATTAAGGCAAGATTAACGCAAATTGCACGCAGGGCGATAAGTGTTAACCATGTCGATTTAATGTGTATAGAACGAAATAAAAACTTATAAAAATGGCACTAAATAACCAACCATATTTACCTCTTTACGTTGATGATTGGATGAACAACAACAAATTAAAATTGTCATCACCATCATCACATGGATTGATGATTTCCATAATGTGCATAATGCACAAAGAGGATTTTTATGGAAAAATTTTGCTAAAGCAAAAGTTTAAGCAAAATAACAAGCAAATAAATAATTTTGCTTTACAAATTGCTAAACTAACTGCATTCGATTTTAATGAAATTTTGCTACCACTTGAAGAATTAATAGAAAATAAAATATTAATAATTGATGATGATTTTTTGATTTGTGAGCGAATGGTAAGGGATGGAGAACTTTCTATAAAACGTTCATTAACAGGAAGTATTGGAGGTAAATCAACACAAAAAAACATTAAAAAAGATAAAAGTTTTGCTAAAGCAAAAATTAAAGCAAACGCTGTAATTGGAATTGTAAATGAAAATGTAATTGAAAATGTAGTTGAAGATGAAAATATAAAATCTGAAATTGAATTTAAAATTGACGAAGTTTTGAATCATTTTATAAAAATTACAGGAAAAGAAATTGATGTTTCCGCAAATTCAAACAGAAGGTTTGTAAAGTCGAGATTGAAAGATAAAATACCAATCGAAGATTTAAAGAAAATTATTGAGTTAAAAACTTTCAAGTGGAAGGACGATTCAAAAATGAGGCAATATTTGAGAATTGAAACGCTTTTTAATGAAACAAAATGTAATTCCTACCTAACCGAAGTTAGAGATATTGAAAATAATCCACAATTAATAGAAAAAATTAAACAAGATGTCGAATTTAATAAAAAAGGAAACAAGACTTCAGAAATGGCAAATAGAAAAGAACAATTACTTAGAGGCTTACATGGCAGTTAATAGTGGGCTTTTAAAAATTGAAAATAAAGCCATTACAAGCGCAACATCGCATGAAAGATGTATAGTTGAAGATAGTTACCAACTTTCTGAAATGATTGAAAAAAATGGAGCTAATGTTTGTAAAAACAATATACATAATTTTATTGAGTTATTCATTATTGAAATTTTTGAATGGTTTGGCAAGGAAATTAAAGAAAATTTGAGCCAAAATTTAGCAAAAACGATTTATGAAAATTATTACTTTCTAAAAATTGCAGAATTTAAATTGTTTGTTGAAAAAATGAAGTCTGGGCATTGGAAACAAGTACACAATTTATCCCCTGCCGTGATTATGGAGAGATTGCATGAGTTTGTGGTTGATTCAATGAATATAAGAGAGCGAATTGCACAAAACAATAATGCAAATGAACGAAGTTTTTTATCTGAAAATGGAGAATTGATTTCAGAAAAACTTATGCCTGTATTTGTTAGGGTAAATAGGGATATGGAGAATAGGAAATTATCGAAATTAGCAATTTCACAAATCGAAGAAAAAAAAACAAGCAAGAAAGATTTTTGGAAAACGCACGATTGGTTTTCAGAAAATAAATTGTGTTATGAATGGTTGGAAAAACAAAAAGAAAGCCAATTTATAAAACTTGGATGGTATCAAATGTTTTTACTTAGAAAACAAAAATTATAATTAGATGAAAACGAAAAATGGAAAGGAAACGAATGGCGATTATATTAAGTTTAAAATCGAAGTTTCAGGCAGTTGGTGCGTGGAAACCGAAAAAGAAATAGAATATTTTCAGCGTGAAGACCAAGCAGATTTGTTTATATCAAGCATAATGCATGCAATAAAACAAAAAAAAATAAATATTTTTTACCAAAAATCCATTTAAAGCGCAATATTAACAAATTATTAATTACTTGTAAACACTTAAATAAAATATGCAATAATGCAAAAGTATTTATATATTTGCTTTATAATTAAATTTAAACAAAATGGGAGTAAATACCACAGCAATCCTTAGAAAAGGATTAACGATTGAAGAAATTGAAAAGGCAATATCTAAAAAATATACAGATGTTGAAGTTACACCAAGTTCAGTGCTTAATTTTATGTATGTGATGTTTAAAGATGGCAAAGACAAAAGACAACTTGCTATATCTTTCTCAAATTCTTGTGAAAGAGATAATGGAATATCAGGTGTTTGGTGTAGTTTAGGGATGTGGGGCAATTCTATTGAGATAGTAAGGTATTTGTGTGAAACATTTGGAGGATATATTGATGAAAATGATTGTGATGATGAAGGTTATTGTCCTATTAATTTTAATCTTTATTCACAAGGGACTGAATTTACTCAACTTGATTTGTTTAAAAATAAAGTGATTCAAAAATTTGGATATAAGCACCTAGAGGATGCTTTGTCTTTACTTTACGAATTTAAGCATATTGCTTAAAGTCGATTATTAACAATAAATTAATTAAAATGAATGACATAAAAGATAAAATCATTACAGTTAAAAAGCAAACGATAAATTCATACGTTTTACAATTTCAAAAACATTCCCAAAAACAAAATTTGTTGTGAAAATTAATAGCTTATTGAAAAAGCATACAACTAGAGGTAATTTTTAAAATTATGGTTATATACGATATAGACGACAAATATTGTCCTTGTGGTAATTCTTGGATAAGAGTTCCAAATTCAACTCTTTTTAGTGATTGTTATTATTGCCCACATTGCGACAAAATATTTCAACCAACTGTAAAAGAGGTTACAAAAAAATGGTTTTCTGAAAACTTTAGTTCAGATAGGTTTCAGCAAATTAAAAATTTAGCATTAATAGTAGATGCAAGAAAAAAAGTGTCAAAAGAAGATTTGATTAAGCTCGGTCTTTATAATGGCACATAACGGTTGCAAATATAACCAGTGCAACACTAAGCTTAAATTGAAACAGAAAAGTAATAATTAAATATTTTGAGTGATGGGAATAGAAGAATTAAAAATAAGAATTGAATCATTTTCAGAATTAGAAAAAAACTGGGATGGGATAGTGTTGCAGAAGATGCAATACATAGTTATCAAACCTTATGGCAAAAAATAAATGGTATAAATAGTTGGTCGAAAAATCATTTTGTATGGGTTTATGATTTCAAAGTGGTTGAGTGTCCAGAGGGATTTTTATAATTTAAAAACTAAAAATATGACTAGAACGCAAGCATTGACAAACCACCTAATTAATGGTGGGAAATTAAGCATCAAAAATGCATTTTTAGACTTCGGAATTTCAAATGTTTCGAGGGAAATTAGGAGGTTAGTCGAAATACCAAATGATGTAACTTTGGATAGGGAAACAAAGGTCGCTAAAACAAAGTATGGCAGTACTTGCTATTATTTTGAATATAGTGCAAGCGAAAAAACAAAAGAAAAATTATTACAATCAAAATAAATTAACTTTAAAAACGCAAAATAATAAAAAATTTTATTAATTTTGCAAAAAAAAAATATTATGATTTTATCGGAAAAAGCCTTACAATTAATCAATAGAAAAGGCATGAAAAAAGAAATAGCTAGATATTTAGATATAGATTTGTGTAATGTTTATAGAAATGCACATAAAAATCAAAAGCATGGGATATTAACCACTTATGGGGTTTTATTGCTACTTTCTAAACATGGTTTTGCAATAGATGATTTAATAATTAAAAACTAAAAATATGAAAAGTATAGGTTTTTGGGAAGGTTTTGTTGATGGATATATAGCAGGACTTATTGAGGAATATTTTGATTTTTATGAAGAAACAAACCTAACTTATGAGGTAAGTCCTCATGGGTATGGTTGGAAGTTGTGCTTTGAATGGAAAATTGGAATTATTATGGGTAAAAGTGCTACCTACGAAGACCCTCCAGAAGATAACGAAGACGTATTTGATAAGCAAACATTTTATTTTGCATTTGATACAAAGGTAGCTAAAATAAAAAAAGATATATTTAATCAACTTGAAGCTATTTCAAAACTGGAAGACCCTGAATGTAATATTGTTGAGTGAAAAATTTAATCATTTACTTGCCACTAACGCTAAGTGTATGGCAAGTAAGCCAAGAACCAAACTATAAATTGAAATATTAACTTAACTGGCTTATTTGCTATACACATTGTTAGCAACTGGGCGGTTTTAAAAAATAAAATTATGAATACAAAAGAAACTTACTTAGTACAAATGGATTACGGCTATGGTAAAAGCGATAAGTCTTGGTTAGAAGCCGAAATACATAACGACACTATATTCTTTAAAAGAAATAAAGATGGTGTTCACGCTTGGCACTGTAACGCTGTTAATATAAAAGACCACAGAGTTCTTGATATAAAACCACAATCGCAGCCTTGTTGCTAACGAGTTTTGGCTTTGCGATGGTTGGGAATTTGAAAAACAAATGTTGAGCACTTGCACCAAATTTCAATAGTAGCACAAATGCTCAATTTACCACTTCTGCCCAACTATTGCAAAACCATTGTTAGCCGTTGTTTTGGGTATTTTTATAAAAATGTTTAAAATATTTACAAAAATAAGTTGTTTGAAAATCAATTAGTTACAAACTATTTTATAAATATATTAAAAATAATTACAAAAAAGTTTGGTAGCTTGCAAATATGTTGTATATTTGTGTAACAATTAGCAATTAAGCTATTTGAAAAACAAAAATAAAATGAAAAATTTCAATCAAATCACAAACAAATTAATTGGCTTACCAACTCAATTAACAATTAGCGACAAATTAGTATCATTTACAGCTAACACAAAGACTTTAGAAAATGGAACAATTATTAAAGCTCCTATTGTTATTGAAATTTTAGCGATTGAAGGGTTTACTATCACTGAAAAAAAAGTAGGTAAAGCAAGAAAAAATAATGAGTTTATTGATGGCAAAACTCAAGATACTATTTGGCAAATGGTTAAATATACTATCAAATGAGAAAAATACTCCATTTAGAAAATAAAACTACTAACGAGCATAGATATTATGGCTCGTTAGTAGCCCTTTGCAGGGCAAATGAAAGTATAATACCAAAGGCGTTTTACCACACATTAAAAAGGCTAAAATTTGAAACTCCATACGAAACTGAAATTTATATCATTCGTTTAGGAAGTCTGCAAACTCCTTCTGATGTAGAGTATGGTAAAAATAACGGCTAACGTTTTGCAGCTATATTTAGTTGCGGATTTAGAAGCACAAAACTTGAATTATTCACAAAATTAAATTAGAAAATATGAACTTGAATGAACCACAAAAACCGCAATTGAATATAGGTGCTGTTACCATCCGTACTTTCAAATGCTTAAAATGTAAAAATTATAGCATAAAGGTTGTTAATGAAAAAGGTGGAACTGCTAAAATTTGCAATGCGAAAATAAATGACCCAAGAATAATTGTCGATTTAGACGCTCCCAAATGTACTGATTATGTGTATGGCTGGTAACGTATCGGGGCTTTGCGAAGGCAGGGCTTCAAGGCACAAACGTTCAAATTTAGCACAATGTTTAATAGTAGCACAAATGTTCAATAAACCACTAATGCCCTGCTTTTGCAAAACCCTTGTTATGGGCAGTTGCTTTTCGGGTACTCAAAATTTAGTCAAATGATATTAAGAAGATTAGGAAATAAAGCAAAATTATCAATGAGAATACAACAATATTTTCCAAAACACGATATTTATATTGAGCCATTTTTTGGCTGTGGCGGAATGTTTTTTAGCAAACCAAAAGCAAAACACAACATTTGTAATGACTTGGATGGCGAAATATTTAATCTATATACAATCATTCAGAGCCATAAGGACGAACTGATTGAATTGATTGAAGCAACTCCATTGAGCGAACATTTATTTCAATATTGGAAAGTAAATAAAGAAACCGAACCCATTAGAAAAGCATTGCGGTTTTTATGCCTTACAAATCTATCTTTTGGAGGGCTAATGAATACCTTTAGCACAAACATATTGACACAAGACAAAGAAAATTTTAGTCGTATAATCAATAATGCTTTTAAGCAAATGGGAAACACAAAATTTCTTAATAAAGATTTTAGGGAATTATTGAAAAACCTAAATTTTCCACACGGAGATTTAGATAAGGCAAATTGTTTTATTTACGCTGACCCACCTTACATTGGAACTAATGACACATTTGAATATTCATTTACTGAGCAAGATACTTCTGAGTTATTTGAAATACTTATAGGCATTGGAATACGATTTATGATTAGTGAATTTGATACGCCGTTTATTCTTGGACTTGCAGAAAAACATAAATTGAATGTAATTACACTTGGAGAAAGGAAAAACTTAATGAATAAACGGACTGAAATTTTAATAACAAATTATGAAAAACCAATGTCGCTTTTCGATTAGCAGGGTGTTTCCTGCAATTGCCCATAACGGCTGCGGGTATGACCAGTGGCGGATTACGATTACAAAACTTTCAAAATACGATACAGAATGAACGAAGATACAAACTTACAAATTAGCACAAAACCGCCATTGGTTATACCCGATGTTAGCAACAGCCCTTTCTCTATTGTCTATAACGAGGACTGTGTGCAAGGTTTAAAACGATTTTCTGATAATCATTTCGACCTTGCAATAGTTGACCCGCCTTATGGCAATATCGCTGTATTTGAAAACTGTCAGCCATTAGAAAGAAAAAACGAAAGACCCAAAAAATACGCAGACAAGGACTGGGATAAACAAAAGCCAACTGCCGAATATTGGGAGCAACTATTTAGAGTATCTAAAAATCAAATTGTGTGGGGTGGCAATTACTTCACATCGTTTTTACCTGAAAGCAGGGGATGGATTTATTGGGATAAAAATAATGGTGATAATAATTTTAGCGATGGTGAATTAGCTTGGACTTCATTTAAAAAAAGATTGATGAGCTATAAGAAAAATTCAAAGGCAGAAACAAGAGGAGGGAAAGACAGATTTCATCCAACACAAAAACCAGTAGGATTATATGATTTTTGCCTTTTAAATTTTGCAAATGAAGGAGATTTGATTTTGGATACACATTTAGGAAGTGGAAGCTCTCGAATAGCAGCATATAAAAATGGTTTCAACTTTGTAGGATTTGAGATAGACCAAGAATATTATGAGAAACAAGAAAAGCGTTTTAAAAACTTCACGGCTCAGCAGCGGCTCTTTTAGGGTTGTTGCTAACGGTATCTGCTTTGCGAAGTGGCGGTTTTCAAGGCACAAATGTTCGTTAAAGCACTAAAGTTTATTCAAGGCACAAGGGTTCAACTTAGCACTTCACCCGCCATTTTGCAAAGCAAGTGTTAGCGGTTCGGGCTTCTCCGCTTTTAGAAGTCCACAAATTAGTATAGGATGAAAAGGCAATACACAAGAAATATGAAATGTTCGCACGAAGGTTGTGAAGAATGTGGGTACTATGCGTTTAGCACTAAAAGAGAATTAGCCGACCACTATAAAAGAGTTTCAAAATGGCTATGTGTTAGGCATACAAACCCATCATCTGTTCTCGGATTGGATAATTTGAGTACGTCTACAAAATTAATTTGTAAGGTTAAACTAATGGATGATGGTAAGCCTTTGGGTAAATTTTGGCAAGAAGAAAGAGACTTTGGAACTGATAGGGTTTCGTCAAGATTTCAATATGGGAATGGTTATAAGGCTTATGCTAATGATTTTCCTGAAGGTACAGAAATTGTCATTACAGCATCGGTGTCTTTGCCTGACCGCTAACTTGTCGCTTGTAGCCATACTATCACCACTATAAATTATTGATAAACAACAAAATAACGTTCCTTAAAATAATTAAAAAACACAAACATGAAAAAAGGATATAACACAGCATTTACATTTTCATCACTAAAGGATAATGGATTAAGTCCTATTCATTTGGCGTATGAGATTAACAAAAACAATGAAAAAATAGACCTTTTAAGATTTAGTGGAGGTACTTTGTCATTTGATTACGATATAAGCGCAGATGGGTATGGAAATGCCAAAACAAACAAATATTTAGTAAAAGCAAGCCTAAAAAACTTTATATTTGATTATATTGATTTGGTGAATAGACTTGACCATAAACCAAAAACAGTCTATTGCCTTAACCTCAATCCAATGATTGAAAGTAATGATTTTTCTAATTGGCAAAACTGTTTACTACCTTTGAAAGTATTAAATGAAAACTTAGGAAATGACAATATTTATTGCATCGAAATGGGTAATGAGCTATTTATGCACTTTTACCACAAAACGAAAGTTTTTATTGATTTGTGTAATTTCCTAATACCTAAAATAAAAGAAATTTGCCCAAATGCCTTAATTTCGCTACCTGTGGAGGGTTGCAATAGCAATAGAGGTAATGATTGGAATAGGCGGGTTAATCGTTGGATAGTTGGATTTGATGCTATAAGTCCGCATTTCTATATCAATGATTTAAAATTGCTTAATCAAGAATTTTTAGGCAAAACCACCTACCTAAATAAAGGTACTTTCACGCCACTAAATGGCAAAGTAATATGCACCGAATTTAACTACAAATACAATCAAGGCACAACAAAGTTAGCCACAAAAGAAATATGCGCCGATATAGTGGATAAAATGCTAAATTTGGCTACTGAATTGAATTTTGATACCATGCTTTACCATTCTTTGCTACAAGAAAGCAAATATAAATATAGTAAATACATTGTTAAAAATAAACTAATAGAATTAAGATGAAAAGCACAAAGTACACCATTAAAAACGGAAAAAACATTATAGCCATATCGCATGGCATTGACTTAGCAATTTGGATATGCGACAAGTTTGGTACGGAGGTTACCAAACAATGTAAAGAAAAAGGAATAGAAATTGTTTATAAAACTGAAATGAAATGAAAGAGCCAAAACAAGGAATTGACATTCAAGAATTTGAGAAAAAAGCAAATGAGATAATTGCAAATGTTGGAAAAAAAGAAACACTTGAAGAAGCTGTCGATAAATATACACCATTAAGAATAGAACAAAAAGCATTTATTGCTGGAGCAGAGTATCAAGCTAAAAGAATGTATAGTGAGAAAGAAGTTAAAGAACAATTAAACCTAATTCTTGCTATGAAAAACTCTCTTTTAGATACTTTTACTGATGACGAGGGTTTCATTACTGATAAATGGTTTGAACAATTTTCCAAATTAAAGAATGGTTAATCAATTTAAATTTGTATATTTGTACTATTAATTTAAAAATATATAAAATGGAAATTTGGAAATCAATTGAAGGTTATGAAGGTTTGTATGAAGTAAGTAATCTTGGTAATGTCAAAAGTTTAGAAAGACAAGTATTAGGAAGACTTACTTCATCTACAAGAAGTGTAAAAGAAAGAATACTTAAACCAAAAACATCTAAGTATGGGTATTTGGAAGTTTCTTTACATAAAGAAGGCAAATTATCTACAAAAAGAGTTAATAGACTTGTTGCCATTGCATTTATTACTAATCTAAACAATTATCCACAAGTAAATCACATTGATGGTAATAAGTTGAATAATAATATTGACAATCTTGAGTGGGTTAGTAATTCTATAAATCAAATTCACGCACATAAAACAGGCTTAAAAAGAAGTTTGAAAGGAGAAAACAGTAACAGAGCAATTTTAACAAATGAAAAAGTTTTAGATATGAAAAACAAATATAAAAATGGAAGTAAGATAAAAGACTTACACAAAGAGTTTGGAATAAAATATACAACTTGTTGGCACATTATAAAAGGTAATGGTCATTCATTAGGAACAATTTAAAAAGAAATAACTTTATTATGCAACCAATATATTTTCAACCAAAAGGAATTAACCCTAAATATTGTGAAGTGGGAATAATACATGAAAGCGACCCAAATTACATTTGGTATATGTATGAGCCATGTAAGGTATTAATAAGTGAAGTTAAAATAATACCAAAAGAAAACGTTTATTATGATAAAAAAAGTAGGGAATCTATGATTATTAACAATTTAAACAAATAAAATGAAAAAGATATTATTACTTTGCCTTGTATTAGGCGCATGCAAAAAGGATATTAAGTTAATGGAGCGCAGAAATGACTGCCAAAATTGTGCGCTCGTTTTTAGCGATTACTTAGGGCATATCGTTAAAATTGACAAAGAAACCTACTATCTAAACAAGATGAACACAAACCCAAACGATATTTATTATAACTTAACCTTTTGCGAGTTTTTAGAATTTGCAAAAAGTAGTAATTCTGTTGTAGAATGTAAATAAATTAGTATATTTGTGATATGATAGATATAAAACCAAGTCAAAGGAATACCAATAAGCATAATAAAGATGGTATGGACTTATTGGAAAATTCAATTAACAAATGATTAAACTTGACGATACTTTAACCGTTAAAAGAAACGGAGTTGATTGTACGAATGAATTTAAAGATTAATGATACCAAACAAGAAACATCAAGTATTTGCCGATGAATTTAAACTAACTAACGGTTTAACCGAAGATGCTATAAGATGTTATCAAATTGCTTATCCAAATTGTAAAACAGAAAGTGCAAGAGTAGAATCCTCCAAACTCCTACAAAACCCTACAATTAAAATTTATATTCAAGAATATAGGGAAAATATCCGATTAGAGCGTGAAAATAGCACAATTAACGAACTTAAAGCAAAAGACAGTAGTAATATACTAACAAGGGAAAAGATAGTTGAAATGACATCAAATGTGGTAAAAATCACATACAATACTTATTTGAAATCAAAAGACAAAGGCGATGCCGATGCATTTAATAAGTCGGTGGCAGTTTACAATAAATTGGAGGGTTTGGATGCGTCCACTAAAATAGAACAAACTATAAACGACAAAAGGCAGGGTTTTATTGAGTACGAAATAGAATGATAAAAAAAACAAAAATGAATTATAAATTAACTAAAATACTAACTGAAAAAAGCCCAAACTTTGAAGTTTTAATAAATCATGAATTATTAGATAAAATTGGGTTTATACATATAACAGATGATGGTGCTAATTACTACTGTTTGCAAAAAACTAAAGAACCTATTCTTAGAATATCTAAAATAGATGACTACTTTCATTGCTCATTAGGAGATGATAAAAATGGCGTTTTATTTAATAAAATAAAGTATTTTCATGAATTACAAATAATTGTTTATGCAATTGAAAACGAATACATTTCTTTAAATACGGAAATTTTATATTGTAATTTAAAAGATTTAGATATATCAGTTAGATTATATAATTCACTTAAGTATAATAAAATAGAAAAACTTTCAGATTTAAGTGGATATGATTGTTCAGAAATATTAAAATTCAGAACTTTTGGGAAACGTTCACTAAATGAACTTAACGAATTATTAAAAGTAAATAATCTTAATATTTTAACAGACAATTATAATTTAATTTGTAGATGAAACTAATTGATGAGTTGTTAATACTTGAATGACAAAACATATATTTAAAAAAGAATGGTTTAATCCTTTATTTTATTATATCCTTCATTACCTACAAGATAATGATATAAGGGAAATTTATGTGTATGGAGGGTCTTCAAGTGCCAAAACGCATTCCATTTTACAGGCATTAATGATTGATGGGTATTACCGAAACTACTCAACATTGGTTTATCGTAAAGAGCAAACGGCAATAAAAACAACCGTTAAAAACGAATGTAAGGCGATAATTGAGAACCTTAATTTAACCCAATACCAAGAATTTGACTTTGAATTTAGATACAATGAGCAAAAATTGCAGTTTAAAGGTATTGATAAGGAGGGCAAAATAAAAGGCTTAAAAGGGTTTAGAAAACTATTTTTCGATGAAATAGACCAGTTTAAGGTAGAAGAATTTAACCAAGCCAAATTAAGATTAAGGGGTGAAGAAAACCAACAACTTTTGTTTAGTTGGAACCCAATATCTTCAAAGCATTGGTTAAAGGGTTATTTAGATACTTTTGAATGGGAAAATGTAGATTTAGGCTTTAGCGATACACATAAGCACTTAGATGAAAATTCATTTATCAAACGCCACAAAAATAAGATACTTATAAAAACTACCTACCTTGACAATCGTTGGGTAGTTGGTGGCGATTGGGGGCGTTATGATGAGCACGTAATAAATGAATTTGAAACCTTAAAATTAACCAATAGCAATCTTTATAATGTTTATGCGCTCGGAAATTGGGGTCAGACTTTAAATAAAAATCCTTTCTTTTATGCCTTCAATCGCTCCACCTCATACAGACCAGATTTAAAAATAGATTTTGAAAGTGGCTACATAGACCTTTCATTTGACTTTAATAAATCGCCTACTACTTTGATTTGCGGACAGATGCAAAAGCAAGGTTTTGTTATTTTCGATGTGATTTTAGCAGACAATAAAACGTATTCAGAAAAGTCCGCACTTGAAAGCGTATGCCTACTATTTAAAAACAAATACCCACAAATTGAACCTTACCGAATGAGGGTAACAGGTGATGCGAGTGGTAGGAATGGCAGTAGTGATAAGGCGATAAATGTGAATTTCTACACTACCATAAAAAAAGAGTTGAAAGTATTTGATGCTAATTTGGACAAGTACGTCCGTAGCGCAAACCTACCACATACTTTAAGCGGTGATATTATAAATCACTTTTTTATCAATGTGCCTATTTATTTCACCTATAATTGCTTAATTTTGGTGGATGAAATTGAAATGGCAGAAATTGACGATAAAGGGACTTTAAACGCATGGAAAAACGATACTCAAAAAAGTGGAGGTGGTCACATGGTGGATGCGTTTAGGTACTTAATTACTGACCTTTGGGTAAATACTTCACCAAAAGAATGGAGAACGAAAATAGACCAATTAAAATTGCAGTATGAATCAAGACCTTTATAGTTTTATTGAAAATCACTCAATACCCGAAATTAAGGAAATGCTTAATTCTACCATTGAAAATTGCACCTTAAATGATTTGAACCAAAACAAAATAACACAAAAAAATATAAACCTACTTTGGATAATTTACCAAAATAAAGAAAAAAGCGACTGCCACATAAAGCTATTATTAAAAAATAATTTAGGAAAAAATGTTTAAAAGATTTAGAAAAAAAATACAAAAAGTAAAGGAGGGAATGATTTTGGCACACACCTTTAAAAGTGGCGAAAGATTGTGGACTTATCCCGAAGATAAAATCCAGTTTGTATGCATTGCACATGAAAACCAAACCAATGAATATAAAAATTTCTTAATGGTTTTAAATCAATCACTACACGAATCAAAGATATTAGCATCAAAGATAGTTCAAAATATGGAGAACATTTTGAGTGGAGATAATGTGGTGAAAAATGCGACCGAAACAATCACGCTCGTAAATTATCAACTTTCATTACCACGCAAAATAACGGAAATAGAAAACGAGTTAAAAGAGGTTTTATTTTGCATGTTTTTTGTTACTGATGATGAAGTCCCATATACATACAATGAGTTTGAAAATGCAAAGAAAATACGCCTTTTAAATGAAAATTTAGAGCAAAAGGCTAAGTTTTTTTTTGCCTTAACGGATACCGCTCGGGCGTTGATAACTACATTCAACAAGTTAGAGGGGGTTTATTTCGAGGGCATACAGGAGCAGTTAAAGGCATTGATATTAGAGAATACAAAGAAAACCACGAATTAATCACGTTTAATTTAAGCCAGTACCTTAAAATAAGCGCAAAGGAATTAAATGCACTTTCAATTGATGAATATTATGGTAACTACCTTTTATTTGTCAATCATTTAGAGGAACTAAAGAAAAATGTAAAAAAATAATAGATTTAAATAAATAAAATATAATTTTGTAATATGGCTTGTTGGACTAATTTAATAGGGGTTAAAAATTGCGGTAAAGAATATAGTTACTATTTAGATAACTATCACTTATCGCTTACCGATTTGGCTAAAATAGCAGATGAAAAGCACCATACAGGTCAGAACCTATTGGATAGCTTTATAGAAATAGCATGGCAAAAAGTCATTAACGATGTTAAAATAAAGGGTTATGATTTTAATAAAATATTGGAGGATATTAGTTTGGAAGTTAATGGAAATAATCCTACTGTTATCGTTGGCGGTACACATGATGTAAGTTTTAAATTGGGTAAGTGTTGTAAAACGGTATCATATTACCTAAATTCCATTAAACCAAATATTAAAACAGATGGACTTTTAAAAATATTATTGATTGACAACGATGGCACTACCACTTTATTTGATGGAACGACCAATGGCAGCCAAACAATTAATATTAATAAGTGGGTAAATGGTGATTTTATATTGAGGGTTGATTTAACACAGGTAGGAAGTGCCACTTTGAATAGTAGCATTTATTTACAAGATGGTTGCGTTTGTTCATGTAATATATACCAAATAGATGAATATGCGAATGGGTTGGATGTATGTGTGCAGGTTAGATGCGACAAGTCTAAACATTTATGTAAGTATATAGATTTATTAGTGCCAATGGCCATAAATCACATATTGGGTCAGTTTTGGTTTAAGGTGCATACGAGCAACCGAGCGAATGACCATAAAATATTTAAAGATGTGGATGCACTTAGCAAAATGGCTTTTTATAATAGTGAATATTTATCTATGGTTCAATTTGAGGGCAAAACGGTAGTTAAGGAAAGTCAGTATCAAATAGAAATGAATAGCTTAAATTTACCTTTGCCTAAGTGTAACTGTTGCTTAGAATGTAGGGAATCAATAACAACAGAAATAACCATACCTTAATTTTATGGCTTGTAATTGTGAAAAAGATATAGTAACGAAAGCGGTTAAAATAGAAAAAGCAACCGAAAAAAACCTTGTAAAGTTGGTGCAAGATGGCATCATAAGCAAAGACCAACTAATTAAAATGATTCAAATAAAATGACACCCAAGGAAGCCGTAAATGAAATAAAATTGATAGTTGATACTATTGATGAAAATCTTTTGAGGATTATGGATGGGGCGTTAAATAATTTGTACGGTGAATTTATGGAGCGTATATTTAACGACCGTAAGGATGCAAATGAAAGTAGTTTGGGTCAGTATTCAACAAAACCGACTTTAATAGGTGCGAAAAGTTTTAGAAATAAAGGAGAAAGCGACAGATTTTTTAAGGAAGTTAAACAATTTTCAGAAGAAGTAGGCAATAACGATGAGATAAAAAAAACACAGGGATTTAGAACTTTAAAAAATAAGAAAAGAGCATATTTATTGCCTGGGGGGTATCATAGATTAAGAGAAATACAAGGATTACAGGTAGGGGAAATTGATTTGCAGTACCGAAAAGAGTTATTAAAGTCCATCGCACCAAATGTAGAAGCTGGTAGATTTACGATTGAAATAACAAGCGAAAAGGAGTTAAAAAAGGCTCGAGGTTTTGAAAAGCGCAAAGGGAAAAGCGTATTTTTTGCAAGTGAAAAAGAAACTGAAAACGCATTTAATTACATATCCGAAAACCTTTTTAAAGATGGAAATTAATTTAAACTTACCTTTTGATGTTCAAAGTATTGGTTATTTCCGTGATGGGTTAATCCTATTTCCAAAAGGCAAAGGGAACTATGATAAAATTAACTGGCACAAAGAGGGCGCATACATACGTGAAGATGGGATTGAAGCCTTTACTTTGGTGAATGATGGATGCGACTATAAAGAATACCTTGTTAAAAAGCCTTTAGCATTTATCTTTTATCAAACTTCATACAAATATGAACTAAACAATTTAACCGATTATTTGATAGGTGAAATTAGCAAAATAGGGTATATACTTTCAATTTCAAAGGACAAAGAATTGATAATGAAAGACGAAAAAATGAATGAGAATTTAAACGAGTTTATAAAAATTAAATTTTATGTGGAATATAGAACAAGCGGAAATTGCGGTGAGCTTATTTGTAATTGTTAAAATGCTATTTATATCGTTTGTTTCGGCTTGTATCATGTATAGTATTGAAATAGGCAAACTTGAAGGAATGCTATTGGAGCGTTACGGCAAATGGTTAAATAAGGAAAAGAATCGAAATAAAGAAATTGAAATACATAATAATTCAATTATGACTAATTATGAAAGCGGAAATACAAAAATAGTAGATACTCATTTTCTTGATTTGATTGCAGAACCAAAGTATAAAAAAATCATTGGAGGTTGTGGCATTTGCACCTCGTTTTGGATAGGATTGATTTTAGGCGTTATTTTCTTAGGACTTAACGCTTTTTTTGTTCCATTTATAACCGTTTTAATTTACCAGAAATTATGAGTTGTTGCACAAATATTTTAAACTTAGGTTGTTTTAGCGGTTGTAAAACAATAACGCTTACCTTAGATGCTACCGTTGCTGGTTTGTATGTGTGGCACTTTTCAAGCGGTGCAGGAAGTGTATTTTTTGAAAAGACCTACATTTTAAATGAGCCTTTAATTATTGATTTAACGAAATTAAATGAGAACGATGTTTTTGAGGTATGGTTAGAAATGCCTGATGGCTCTAAATATGATTTTGCAGGGTCAGATTGTTTAAAAATTAGCACTATTATAGAAAATGGAATTTAGTCCGTACCAAAATATTATATTCAATACGCCAGATAGTTGCGGACTTTGTGATAAATTGATTATTGCAAAGGAGAAGTTTTATTTTCAAGCGACTGGCAAAAAGATAAATGAGGAGGTAGAATTTTTAGATACCAACCCGACTAATTATTTAAATGTAGGCGCACCACCGTTGTTTTTAGATTTTTTAGGAGTCAATCCAACTTTGGCGGGTGGTGAAAAGATAAGCCTTTATTACAATGGCAAATATTACTATTATTTCTTTAATGAAACATTGGCTTTTCCTGCAATACCATACGGAAATATTACTGTTTTAGGAAATATAACCTATGTGGAAGTAAGCGCAAATGTTAGTTTATCGAATACCGTAAATAAATTAATATACCTAATTGACAATACAATAGGCGTAGATAGTGGAGGCGTTGTTAATGCAGTTAGTGCGACCGATATTATAATAACAGGAACTCAATTTTTCACTATTGAAAATATAACAATTGTAAATCCTTTAGATGTTGCAGATGCCCGATTGGGGTTGAATAATATGTATTACGAAGATGGGAAATTGGAGTTTTTTAATCTATCTTCATTTTATGGCTTTGCAACAACTACACCGTCTTTTTTTGATGAATTTACGCCTTTGGCTGGTAATTTAGTTAAAATAAATGTGAATGGTGAAAATAGGCTACCTTATGATTTAAACTATACAATAGAGTTTAAAGATGCATCCTATATTACGTTAGATACAATAGTCAGTACTTCACCACTTTTGGCAAATAGTCAGTTTGCAATCAATGAGCAAAAGAATGTAGTTGCAAACGTGGCTATCATAGTAGTTGTTTTTGATTCTCCTTCATTAAGCGGTGATTTAATAGGCTTTTCAGTTGATGACTACACTTTCAAAGAATACGATATTTTGGACACTGTGGAGGTTTTAGACTGCAATAATGTAACGGTCGTAGTACCTCAAACCATCACCACCAATAGCGAATTTAATTTAATTGAACTTGATTTTAGCCTAATAAACGAATGTTGTTTTAAGGTGAAAGTAACAGATAGCGGTGGAAATTTATTTGTTTCAAATAGCTTTGAAATAGTGGATTTTACGACCTTAGATAGTTGCCTAAACAATTATGTAAAAATCTCTTGGTTTGATACTTGCAATGTGGATGGGGTTAATTATAAAGACCTCCCATTTGTGAACGAGGTTTATTTGGTAGGCTACAAAAAGCGTAGCACGATGGGTGCAACAATTGAAACCTTTACGAGTGCAAGCGGAAAAATAGGTAAATCAAGTAGCCTAACTTATCCGAAATTTCAACTTTTTATAGTTGGTTATGGTGATGCATTGCAATATATATTTGAACGAATATTTGAACACAAATTTTTCTTTGTGAATGATACCCAATTTACGACCGTTGAAAATTACGAATTAACTAATTTAGGGCAAAAGCGATATACAGGGCGTATTGATATAATTGAAACTGGTAAAACATTAAATAAGAAAAATTGTTGTTGCGATGGCTGAAAACTTGATATTAGTTGAATTAAAGGCTGAGGGGCAACAGTCAGTTGCAAATGAATTGGACAAAGTTGCTCAATCTATTGATGAAGTAGGTAATGAATTTACCAACTTAAATAAAGCTATCGAATTAAGCAAAAAAAAGCTATCTACCTTAAAAGAGGGTAGTGCCGAATTTAAGAAATTACAACAAGAAATTAAAGCATCAGAAATTGCAGTCCAAAATTTTGGTAAAGGTACGCAAAGTCTTAAATCTGAATTAAAGGGAATGAAAGCCGAAATCGCTAATTTATCCATTACATTGGGTGCATTAGAAAAGGCAGGGCATAAAGGCACAGACCAATTTAAAAATCTTGAGGCTCAAATGTTAAGACTTAGGGGTGAAGCAGGAGAATTAGAGGACATATTGGGAGATGTAAGCGATGAAGTTAGGAGGGCAGGTTCGGATACAAGCGGATTAGACAAAACGGTGGGAGCAGTACAAGCGGTAGGCGGTGCATTTCAGGCGGTTATGGGCGTACAGGCATTGTTTGGTAGTGAAAATGAGGACTTACAAAAAACATTAGTAAAACTTAATGCCGTTATGGCGATTACAAGTGGAGCGCAACAATTTTTTACCGAAGCATTAAAAAAAGATAGTTTGCTTTATCCAATAGTTACAAAGGCTCAAAGATTATGGACTATTGCAGTTGGAGAAACAGCAGGCGTTATGAAAATACTTAGGACAGCCTTAGCAAGTATCGGGATAGGGTTGTTAATTGCAGGGATAGCTTTGTTAATTCAAAACTTTGACAAGGTAAAAAAAGCGATATTGTCAGTATTTCCAGAACTGGACGGATTGGGTGGAAAAATAAAAACATTTGTAAACGATGGTTTATTGTCAATAGTTAATGGATTTATTGAAACTTATAACAAGTCATTATTTTTAAGAAATGGATTAGAGGGCATCGCTGATTTATTTATATCTATAAAGGATGTTGGTGTTTTAGCGTTTAAAAGCGTTGGTAATGCAATAGCAACGGTATTTAAAGCAATAAAGGCAGGGTTAAGCGGAGAAAACCCATTCACTGTTTTAAAAGATGGGTTTAATGATGTTTTTGACGATTTCAAAGATACGGGTAAAAAAATAGTAAAGAATTTCACAGAAAAAGACCTACCAAACCAATTAGAAAAGGTAAAATCAATAGACATTGGAAAATTGTTTAGTGGAGGTGAAAAGGCAGGAGAAAAAATAGGCAAAGAAGTAAAAAGTGGTATAGAAAAAGAGGTGATAGGCGCATTTGACGCATTGAATAAAAAAATACAAGAAACTGAAACGCTTTTAAATAATCTAATTACCGAGCAAGTACAAGGCAGTAAAGATAATATAGTGCAAATAAAGGCACTTATTGCACAACTTGAAATTTATAAAGAAACTTTAAAAGAAATAGAAAATTTTCAATTATCATTAAAGCCAATTGAAACAATTCCTATTGATATAAAAATTGGAAAAGTCGAAAAGGTTGAAGAAAAAACTGTAGAAGATGTCAAAATTGAAGTAGAGAAAGCAACAGACAAAATAAACGATTTAAATGTACCTATTGGCATTGAAGTAAAAGAAGATGCGATTGATAAAATAAAAAAACAAATTAAAGGTTTATTAGGTTTTGAACGTGGAGACGATGCAAAGGTAAAGGCTGAAAAGACTTTAAATGCGATTGGAGCAATGGAAAATGGTATAACAAATATTATAAATCAAGCTAGTGCCATAAGAGCGCAAAACGAGATAGCTGAACTTGAAAACAAAAAGAAACGTGGATTAATTTCTGAAAAAAAGTATCAAGAAGAGTTAGCCAAAATTAGACGAAAGGAAGCTGAAAGGGCAAAAAAACAGGCGGTTTTTGAAGCGTTATTAAATATACCTTTGGCAGTTTTAAGTGGTTTTAAAAGCGGAGGGTTAGCAGGTGCAATATTTGCTGGTGTATTAGCAAGTGCGCAGTTAGCAATAGTAGCATCCACGCCACTACCTAAATTTAGGGATGGCGGTTTAATTGGGGGTAATCTACATGAGCAAGGCGGTACAACTATTGAAGCAGAAAGGGGTGAGTTTGTAATGAAAAAAGAAACGGTCAAACGTTTTGGAGTTGGTTTTATGAAGGATATAAACAATCAAAAGATACCTAATTTAAATACCAATGGAGATTTAAAAAGCAATATGCAAAAAATACTTAATAACGAGTTTTCGAGCCTATCCAAAAAAATAGATGAATTTAATTTGAACTTTCAATTTATGGAAATGCACCTTAAAGAATCGAAAATAAATAGTAGAATGGCGAATGATTTGTTAAAGCAAATTGCAAACAATAAAGGAAAAGGATATGCTTAGAGTGAAGTTTGGAGGGGTTTATTTAGACGATATTGATGTAAGCGGTTTAAATGGCTTTACACGTACATTGATTTACGAAAGCGATAGGAAGGTTTTTAGGCTGAAAACGGAAACGAAACTTGAATTAATTGGGAACGCCTTTACATTTGTTTACGGTGAAATTAATAAGGCAAATTGCACGAAGTTTGATTTAATTGTTGAGGATGATTGTAGCGGAAATTATGAAAGCATTTTTAACGGAATTATTTATACAAGTGATATTGTATTAAATCCTAATAAGTGCAGGGCAACTATTGAAACCATTAAAGATAACTCATATAGTGCCGTTATTGATGCATTGCAGGACAATAATTTAAATTTATATAACCGTTATTCTCCAAATTGTAACCCAATAAATGTTAATCAATATTTAGTAAGATACTTTGATGAAACGGCTTCCTATATTTATACAAATAGAAAGTCTTATAAATGGAGTGAAGTTTTAAATTATTTGGTTAGCTATTTTTCAAATGGTACTATTGATTTTCAAACAAATGTAACTGAGGAGATATGGGTAACTAATGGCTATAATTTAAGGGCGCAAACAGGGCGGAATGATTTAGAATATTTTGAGGTTAATTTCTTTGAATTATTTGACAATTTAAGTAAGTTGCTAAATTTGGCTATTGTCATTGAATTTGATGCATTCAATAAGCCTATATTAAAAGTAGTTTATAAAAGCTATTTAACAAATGGTGGTTTGATTAAGACCTTAACAGATGACGATGTAAGTTTTGATTTTGCTATTTCGATTGATAAGTCACGGCAGTATAATAGTGTAATCGTTGGAAGCGATAATTATCAACTGAATGATGAATTTTATAATATTTGGAATGATGAAAACCCTATGCAAACATGGCAAAAACGAGAATTAAATACTTGTTCAAGTTGTTTAACGGAGCGTGGCAATAATCTTGATTTAGTAGTAAGCTATATAATTGATAGTGATTTAATACTTGATACTTTGGGCGGTAGCGATTCAAATGATGAAAATGTATTTTTAGTTGAGGGTATTTATTCAAGTTTGAGTGCAAAATTATATAGTATTCCTTATGCCATTATGCATTATAATAGGTTATTCATAAATGAAAATGTAATTAATAGATATTCAAATGAAATAAACTGTTACACAAAGGATAGTTTGGCAGGGGATGGCGTTTTTATTGCAAGGGGTTTAGAATCGAAAGTTGGATTATTTACGCAAGGAACTGGAATGATAGGCACAGCCATAGATTTAAATTATATTTCAAGTGGTGAATATAACTCAATTAAAGACAATGGTAGTAATGCTATTGATACATTTATTACGGGTGGTGATGCTGGTTTTACTTATGTTATTCCTACAAATGGAAATTATCAATTTCAATTTAAAGGGACTTACGGGATTATAAATTTAAATTCAATTGATGTTAGAATAAGATTAGGCATAAGAGTTTACGCAAGTGGCACTTTGCCATATGTAGGAGTAAGCAATCACATACACGAGGAGTATATTGAAAATTTGGACTATGATTATACCGATGGGCAAATACCTTTTTTTCTTTCACTTACAAAAGATTTAAATGTAGGTGATTTAGTTGTTTGTTTTGTTTATGCTGAATTAGACTACAATTTTCCAAACCCTAACGGTTTTCTTTTTGAAGTTGGCGTTAAAGATTATGAATTTAATTATATAGGATGTGCAAATGAAGATACAGTTACACAATCCTCAAATGACCTCCCGTTTTTGGCTAATTTCAGTTTTTTGCAGACACAAAACGAGTTTAACGAATTAGTCAAAACCAATAAGCGATACGGATATTTTAGATACAAAGGTTCAAGGCTTTTCATTTCCTCAATCGAAAACAACGGATGTAAATCAAATGGTATTTTCTATTGTGATAAATTACCCGAATGCACGTAATATATAATATTTAGTAATATTTATACATAGGTTTTTCATTTCATAATCGTACATATTTTTTTTCCTTAGTGCAAGTCTTATTTTATTGCATTTAAACCCTTTATCCAAAAGCCTATAATCATTTTCCAAAATGGTAAGTATTTTTAGGTATTGCAGTTCACTTGGATTTGGTGGCATAGAAATCTGACTTCTTGAATATTTGAACATTTGGCAAAATTTGCTTTTCAAGAAAAATGAAAAAAAAAACAAAAAGCCGAAAATTAA